CGGTCAGCCACTATGGACTAATTTAATTTCCTTTGTTTTGCGGCCTTCTCTTCTTTCCCTTTGATAGGTACTCGAATTCGCGAGGATAGGCCCAGGCTCCAAAAATACGACTGATAACAGTATCAACCGTAAAATTGAAGACAAGAGGAACTGGAGTCTTAGCGCACAGTTTAGGAGGGCTGATTGTGTCAGAGAGTTGTTGGATACGAGAGGGACGAGAACACGGGCCAGAAGCGGGGCCATGTTCAAAATTTATAGGATCCCAATCAACATCCTCACTCCCAAGTGACGCAACTTCATTCTGGTAATAATCGGCGAGGACTTTAAGGACATTCTCTTTTGTGTTTTTCCTCCGCTTGACCAATCGGCGCCAGGAGCACTGACGGTAAGCGGTTTCTATTTTTTCATTTTTCTTGAATGTCGGTAGCCCAAGTTCCTTTCTTTCCTTATTCCAGTTTCTAATTTCGCACTCTGTCTTGATTTTGTCGTCATACAAGTATAACACGGCAGGCCTAACGTCGCGAACCCTTTGCTCGATAATGGCTCGCTCTTCTGAAGGGAAGAGGTCATAACCATCAGGCTTAGGGACGACCGGAAAGGCATTCTCAAGAGAGAGTTTCTTAGACAGGGGGACGAAACGGAGGGCGCGGTTTATTTTCTTGTCTTGCCTGCAGAACCGCTGGTAAGGGAAGGGAAGCTTCCACACGAACTTGTCCTCCTGTTTCTTAAGTAGTCCTAGGTTGGCTCTCACGCAGGTAACAAAACCCTTACGGGTAGTGGTCGCCTCGTACGCAAGACCTAGGACATCCTCTACATCTGTCTTCATATAGAGGGCTTTTCCATTTGTTTTCTTCACATGTTTGCAATGATCAAAGAGGGTGGAGTTAACCTCAGCCAGATGGCCAGAGCGCAAGCACTTGTCTGTGTTCGTCTCCATACCAACTTGACCACCGTTATAGATAATCCTTGAAGATAGATCTGAGGTAGCGGTGGGCTCTCTGACTAAAAGGTCATCCCCATTTATCAGCGATCTGTGTTGAGTCCATTCATTAAAACCAATCTCCTTGCGTTCCAACAAATCGGTTAAGGACATGTCGACAATGGTCTTATTTGTCAAGCACAGGAGAGGGAAACTCAGAAGGCTGCCCATAGGCTGCCCACGAAAGAACCCTTCTGTAGGACCAAAGTCAGGGTCCCCCTCCTGGGGAGCCATCAAAGGACAACGATACCCTAACCTTAAACACCCGATCACTTCCATGCACCTTCTTTCATCATCGGTAAGTCCTTCTGCCATCTCAACAAGGACTTCGATACCGGCCCTAACGTACTCGACCTTGATGTTGTCTGTGGCTCCGACGTAGTCGAAGCTGAGATAAGGACCAAGGCCGTTAAGGCTGTCAACATGCTCCGAGGTGGGGTCCCCTTTAAGGAGCCAACCACGACGAGAAAGAACGGAATACAACGAAGTGTGCAGATGATGCAAAGTCTCAGAATTGAAAGAAGAAAAGCACGTGACTATGCGAGGTTTCCCAGAAGAGAAAACCAGCACAGGATATGCTTCATCGGAAAAAGGTTCTTCATTCCAATTACCGCCAGACGCACAACCATGCATCCGAGCCGACGAACCATTAGGGACGAAAGGGACCTTAGTCCTATTCCAACCGGCAGGAACGTTGGCCCTGAACGCACGCTTGTACGCCTTCAGGTGCTCTGCATCCACCTCCACAGGCTCCGCCATTCTCCTTTTCCAATTTCCAACTTTTTCTAAGAACCTAGGCTCACATTGTTTACAACATGAATCCTCGGCCTTCTGAGCAGTCTTAAGGGACAGCTCCTGGACAACAGTAAGGTCGTGACCAAAAAAAGCCTTGCGAACGGCGGCCCGAAGGCCACCGCATTCAATAGGATCAGCTTTCTTTACCCACGAGAGTCCGAGCTCTCTACCAAAAAACCTTATTAGGAAATCGGCTTTCTTTCGTAGCTTAGAGGAAAATTTACAAGACGTAAGAGGCTCCTCAGGAGAGAGGGAACTGAACTTGTTGTCAGAACGGTTCGGCCGAGTAAGATTAGGAGTTTCATCGAAAAGAAACTCTAAATCAAAACTCTTGCCCTCTTCCATTGCAGCCTTATACGCCTTCTTGGCCTCTACCCACTTTTCAACCTCCTCACTCCCCCACGGAACTTCTCCTTTTTTTAACCCGATGTCCGAAAACGTCGGTTCTTTTATATTTTCATCATCAGTTGGGTCAAGGGCTGATGAATGGGGGTGATTATGAACGGAAAAGGGCTCACCCAGACCCTGCCGTATAGTTTTCGCCAACTTAATCCCCTTGCGCCTTTTCTGTTTAACTTCGATAGCGCGTCGAATGGTTGCACATCGTGCAGAAGAACCAACACGACCCTCTCCAGTCTCGTCCCAAAACCCCCGCAGGTTAGCGTCGGAAATAATGTCACCACTATAACCCCCACTAACCCCAGAATCACAGCGCTGTCTCGGCTGCATCCCAGAGGGACACCCGAGATCCTTCAGCCCATTGCTGGACTCGAAGCTACGCCAACCGCGTGACTCTACGGCCCCCAAGCTCGACGCCAAACCATCCGGTCGAAACCGTAAGGACTCCCACTTACATGGGTGATTACTGACGCCAGGGTCCGGCATGGCAGAGAGGGAGGGGGAAGGTCGATTCTCCACAGCAACATTGCACTCGTGACAATTGTCAAGACCGCATGGGTCAATATACGAGCAGCTGTTGTATCCGTTCATTGTCTTCATATTTTATTTCTTTTGTACTTCATCAATTCGTATTTTATAGACTACCGCCCAGAAAGGGACTGTCTAGCTTTTGTTTTCATATAGGATCAATACTCCCGCAGTTAATGAGGCCGCGCAGAGTACATCATCTCCAAATATGCCGTTACCGGACGAGTACGGGTCTTGCCCACTCTCGGAGGGATTTCTGCCACAAAGTGGTCTTACAGGCATTCCAACCCGGGCCGAAGCCCTGCCAATTTTGGAGACTTGGTAAACTCTAGAGGCTTTCTTTATAGTGTGAACCCCAAATCCTATTCCCCCCATCACATTCATGCGGTCGAGACCAGACCATAAACGGACGGATACCCTCCGAAGCACCAAGGTGCCCCAGGGTAGGAGAGCGCGTAAGCGCC